ATGTCCAGTATCTCCCTCACCATCAAACAGCAGTGGGCCGGCTGCCAAGTCGTCCACCCGTGGAGCCGTGCCCAGATCGGCGTGCGGCGCAAAGGCGGCGGGCTGCGGTACGTGCCTTTCGGCGGCCTGCTGCACAAATCCTGGCTCCCCCTGTGGGTCACGCCCGTGGCTCTGGCGGTCACCGGCTGGAACTACTCTGACGCCCATCAATCGGACCAGCGGCACATCATGTCCGGGTTCGTGGTCGGCGCCTTGATCGAGCAGCGCGCATTCGTGGTGCTCTATGACGGACGCCCGAAAGAGGTCTGAGCCTACGCCGCCTGTCCGTTCCGGCCTACAGACACCGGCCGCCAGCACCCCTACCCTGGCACTGTCCGCCGTCGGCAGGGAGGCCAGCGACCAGAGGTCAGCGTTACTCGGCGGGCAACCGATCCCGAATCAGCGCCACAAATTCATCATCGGCGGAATACAGGTTCGCGCCGATCTGGCTCGCCGTGCCAACGATCTCCCGTAATGCGTTGTCGAGGGTTTTGCTCATTACCTTTTCTCCGTGAACTCGCCGTTGACTGCTGTTGGGGTGGCACGGAATCAGAACACGATCTTCATTCCACGCCAGTTGACCGCCGTTACCTCTCCCGAGAATGCCTGAATACGGTGCAGCCCCATATCCAGGTCGCTAGCGACCGTCTTTACCAGTGCGTCCATTGAAGTGTCCGCGCCGTTAACGGATATGTAGGCGCTCTCCACAGAATCCGCGCAATATCCCGTCACAGAAAACGTGCCGCGAGCCGCATTAAAAACGTACACCCCCTGCATAAGCAGGTCGCTAGAGTTCCCCTTAGTGAATTTCGATTGGATTTTGAATCCGTCCACAGGAGTGGCCAACTGCTCGGTTTCGTCCCAATTGACATCCGATTCAATAAACTGGTTAGCAAAATCAATTTGCTCGTCCCGAGCGACCCACATCACCGCCGGACAGATGGATGCAAACAGCAACTCGGCCTCGTATTTATGGCCCACGTCGCCGAAGTGAATGATATTTCCCGGCGCTTCGAAAATGGTATCCAGCATCGGGTACTGGGAATAGGTCACGAAATCGCGCGCGAATTTGTTTATATCCACTAGCTCCAAGCCCCACTTATCCGCGAGGTTGCGCTTGATTTCGTTGGCTACAGTCTCCACGTCCGGGCCGCTAGCTGTCCCGGTGAAGCTCGGTATAGCTGTTGGCTGAGTCGTCAGAAGGAACGGCTGGTAGCCATTTTCGAGGCACCAGATAATCAGCCCCTCAATATCGCGGTAAAAATTAGACGCAAACAGCGAGATGTTGGCGGTCCTGTCGTTAATGCCATGGGATATTCCGATCATTTTCGCGTCGGAGTACGCATAGCCCATAATCTCGTCTATGTTCGCGAGCGCCCATGTGGCGCGCTGCCCCGAAAATCCGGCATTGTAGATGCGGGCGTTAGAAAACCCGGTAGCTTCATGGATGATGGACTCAAGCACCGCCGGGTAGGAATTCGGGGTCACATAGTCGATAGTGAAATCATAGGGCGCGCTACGCGCGACATAGCCTGTAGTGCCGTTACCGGCGGTCGTGGAATCACCGAGCATCGCTATCGGGAACTTGTCCCCGTTCTGCCACGCATACCACGCATCGGCCAAGTTGTAAGCTCTTGCCGTCCGCTGAGTGATGCTGACAGCCGACTCAGGATCAACGTGAAGCCGCTTTAATCGGTAGCCGTGGGGTTGCTGTTCAGGCGAAACGGTCGGGCCTTCGTTCATCTGCAATTGGTCAGAGGCCAGATAGAACAGGTTGAACCGAACGAATCGGCAGTCTGAGGGCGTCGTGAATGTGTCGTCCCCAGTCCGGGAGATGTACGAAAGATCGTCCCGATAGAAAAAAGCCTGCTGTGACGGAGCCGCGCTGTACTCCGTAGAGGGGCGGACAGGGATGAAATTGGTATGATCAGTTGTCCCGCTCGCCGTTATCGTAACGCCGTCCGACATGCTGATCGCCATGCCCTCGACCAGTGTGCCGTCGTGATAATTGAGAAAGTCGGCGTCCTCAATATTTTCCGGGGCGACCTGATAGGTGTTGATGGCGTCAAACTGGATTGACCGCTCCCTGTACGCATCAGGGTAAATGGAGCGGGCCCTGGGGACCAGCTCGTAATCTTCATACGGGGACGGCGAAAATCCCTGCTCAAACTGCGTCTCCCCCTTGTTGGATGTGAGTATATCTATGCGCACATACTCGGAGTCAACCGGGGCGGTTGTCGTTGTCCCGGTAAACAATGAAACGAAAGATTTTGCCCCGTCGTAAAAAGCCCACTTATTCGTTGCAGTGCAAACATAAGCCACCCCCTCGACCACCGGGATAAACTCACTGACAGATCGCCCGGATGCTGAAAACTCCGCTCCTGTGTCGGACAGGGCCGTACCGTCTTTCGCCTTCGCGGCGTTAAACTTGTTTTTCCCTGGCGCGCCCCTGACTGTCGTTTCCAGCAACAGCTCGACCGGGGCGCTGCTCGGCGTCCGGCCCAGCGCAGTTGCCGCAGGCCCCGGGTCGTGGCGATAAACGATATAGATTTCGTTCGGCTCCGGGGAGGGTACGTTGAAATAGCCATCCTCCGATGTTGCGGCAAGGCCGGCAGCAGTGTCCGCATACACCGGAGCGCCGCCGGAGAGGCCATTCAGAAGCCCCTGGGCAAGATCCGCGAGCGCATCGCTCACCGTGCCGCCCTGGTATCCAACAAGGGCGGCGCCGTCAGTAGCCGCCAATGCCGGCTGCGATGCAAATCGACCGTCCAGGGCAGCCAGCACCTGTGCGCTTGACGCCTTCGACGGCTCAATCCCTTGCGCCTCCAGAATAGCGATCAGCTCGGCCTGAACCGCGTTCAACCAGTCGGCCGTGATATACGTGGCGCCCTGCCCTGTAGCCGGGTCGTACTCCTGAAACCGGCCGTCTTCCGTAGCGTTCTTCCCGTCGATTTTATGCATGGCGACCTCAATACTTAATGCAGGGGAGAAGGTTGTAGTTGGCGACGCGGGTTTCGGTTCCCGCCCCGGCGTTTTTCGTGCTCACCGTGTCCGTGTAGCCGCTGCCCACGGCTCTGTTGTTCAGCTCTGCGCCCTCGGCAATGCTGTCACCCACAGGGACGCCATGGGTGTGCTCCGGCATCTGGTCGGGCTGGAATTCGCCAGGCTCCCGTTCAGCATCGGCAGGGTCATGGGCGCGAACGTGGGCCTTGCGGGTAATTAGGTCCGGCACCCGGAAGGTGGTGGAGCCGTCGCCGGAGCTGAAGCAGCCTCGCCGGTCGGTCGTGCCGTCGCCCAGGTACTCTGCGTCGCTGACCACCTCAAAATAGGTCTGGGCGGCGCACCAGAGGCGCGGATAGTCGGCCCGCAGCAGTTCGTCGTCGTTGGCGATCAGGCGGCCGGGCGGCGGCAAGGTGGCCGAGTACCACTCGATCACCCCCACACCATCCAAATCCTCTTCGGACCAGGCGGCCTTATCGATCAGTTCCGGTCGGTTCTCGAACTGGGTCGCAACGCCGCCGCGCTCCAGCTGGGCCTCGCCCGCATCCATGTTTGTGTTGGCAACGATGCCGCAGTCAAAGGTGACCACCACAGCCACGCCGGTGGACAAATCGCCGGGGTTTTCAATCGGCAGGGTCAGGGTCAGCTCTTCGCCGCTGGAGGCAGACAGGGGCGCGCTCGCCGCGATGGTCACCAGGTCGCCGTCGAAATCATCCGCCGTGAGACACTTGTACAGCGTCAGGAAGACGTTCATCGGTGAGCCGCTGTTCTGGCGCACCTTGGCATGGAACACCACGTCATCGCCGCTGATATTGGCGCCGTCGCCGGAGGGCATGCGCCACATGATCTCCGCCTCGGATTCGCTGCTGTCGGTGGTGACGTTGTCCAGCCGGGCGCAGACGCCCGTATTGCCGAAATCCGCATCCAGGTGACGATGGAACGTGCCGGCCGTGGCGCTGCCCACCTGGGCAAAAATGCCGGACATCTCCCCCAGCGCCCAGCTATCGCGCACCGGAAAGGTGGCGCCCCTGGAGGCAAACCGGCGCGCCTTACAGCCGCCGTTGGTGAGCAGGTTCTTCGGGCCGCTATCGGTGCCCAGGGCGCTCACCGCGGATTCGAGATCGCGCACCCGGTCCTCAAGGTTGACGATGTTGTTCGCCACCCCGCCCCGGCTCCACTGGAAAGCGCCGTCGGCGTCATAAACGCGGACGGTGTAATCCTGATTGGGCATAAGGCTGAAGTCGGGCATAAGGCCGTAGGCGTCCGCCTCGATGACGTACCCCAGAGGGATTTCCAGATCATCCGGGGCGTAGACGTTCGACGGCGTGTCGGTTTCGTCCTCGTAGAACTCCATCGTCCCGCCGGGCAGCAGGGTGCCGTGCTTGTCGCGGAGGAAGTACCCGTTCAGCGGGTTGTCCAGGCGTGAGGGCATTTTCAGGTCTCCAGAATCGAAAAAGCCCGCCGGGTGGCGGGCTGTGCTGGTCATGTGGCGGGCTTTCGGCCCCGGGTCTGATTCGGTTACTATTTGATCGCTAAAGGGAATCCGACAACTCAAACAAGGGGAACGACAATGAAAATTCTTGCTTTTGCCTTCTTTCTGCTTGCCTGCTCATCGGCTCACGCCGCCTGTTATGGCTCAGGCAACTTCAAAAGCTGCTACGACAACAGCGGCAACAGCTACACCGTGCAGAAATTCGGCAACCAGACGGTAACCAGCGGCTACAACAGCAACGCCGGCAGCTCCTGGTCCCAGAACTCCAGCACCTACGGCAACACCACCTACCAGAACGGCACCAGCTCTACCGGGGGCTCCTGGAACCAAACCATTCAGAACTTCGGTAACGGCAACACTTATCGCTACGGCTCTGATAGCCAGGGCAACAGCTTTTCTCAGTCGTGCAATTCGTTCGGGTGCTACTGACATCTATGCGGGGCGCGGGCCCCGCTTTGCTTTCCATCGCCCTGCTGGTTGGATGCGGCGAATCCGAGCGGTGGGATGCCACGATCTATGAACTCGAAAACGGCCGTGAGCAAGCCGTGGACGGCGGATCCTTTCGGACGTTCGAAGATTGCCAGGCATCGGCGGTCGGCTATCTGCGCGCCACCGGGCAGGCCCAAACCGGCACCTACATCTGCGGGCTCAATTGCGAGTACAATTCCACCTATGACACAAAGGTTTGCGAGACCACCCGACGATGACTGACTGGCCCATTTATCTGTTGATGTTCACCGGTATTGCCATGGCCGTGTCCATGTCGGCTTTCGCCGCGATGGTGATTGCTCGGGCCGTGCAAAACCGGCCGGAACTGGCCGAAATTGACCCTCTCTCCCTTCGGATTATCAGCAGGCTCAGCACGTTCCTGTTCTTCTCCGGAACCGCTGCGGCCCTGTTCCTATTCGCCTGCTGCCTGCTCCTGGCTGGCCTGGCCGCTCTCCGCGCTTTCGCCAGCATCGTTTAGCCAGCCGGTGAGGCCGGCGGCTGTGATCGCGTCGCGGTCGCGCTTGGGCAGCGCGCCGTAATACCGCCGCCACCCTATGCTGTCTCGCAGCGCCCTTTCCGACTGGCGAACCAGGCCGCGGCCGGCGTCAGATACGATATTGGCGACATGCCGCTGAAACTCCGGCGCCGCAAGCAACTCGCTCGCCGCGCTATTCAGTCGCCCAGCCTGCCGGCCACCTGCTGACATCGCGCTCGACGCAGCGCCGGCCGCCGTGCCAGTGCGCCCGCCGACGATTCCGCCCACAATGGGGAGCGCCCCGGCGATCTTGCGCACGATGGACTCGCTGAGCTGGAAGCCTTGGTCGGCTGCCATCAGTCGGCCAGTGGCCACCATATCCTCATTGGCGCGCTTAATGGCACTGACGGCTTTGCCCAGGTTGTCCACATCCCGACGGGTTTGCTGGTCCAGCTGGCCGAACAGCGCGCGCTTGGCCTGCGGGTTGCTGTTCAGCTCGTTGTACCAGCGGTTGAAGCCGGCAATGTCGAGGCGCCCATCCATGTTCTTCCGGTTGATGATCTTGTCGTAGACCATGGATGTAACAGCCTGCCGGCGGCGGCTTTCTGGGATCGCGTTCACGGCGTCTTCAAATTCCTTCACGCGCCCCTTGGACAGGTTGCCCATTCGGGTGCCGAACATCGCCGAGAATGACTTATCCAGATTCTTGCCAAGCAGCTTCTGTGCGGTTTCCTGTGCTGCCTTCTTCACCCCGGTTGCCTCCATGGCGGCGGCATAATCCTCGCCGATGCCGATCTGGTCGGCGGCCTGGCGCTGCGCTTCTGACACGGTGCGGGCGTAATCGTCCAGCTCATAGCTGGCGGCATCACCAAATCCGCCCTTGCCGCCCCGGGCGGCGTTCAGCTCCTTGCGCAGGCCCGTGAGGGCCGCCCAGGTCTTCGGTTTCGGCGTGTATTCAACCTGTCCGGTCTCGCTGGTTCGCCGGTCAAGGAATCGCGGCATCAGGCGGCGCTCAAAGGTGGACAGCTCTCGCGGATCTCCGCCCACTTCGTCCAGCCGGGTTAAAAGCTTGTCGGCGATAGGGCTCACATCCACCGGCGTGGCGGGCGCCACCGCTTCATCCACGCGGCCGTACAAATCCTGCTCTACTTGGCGCGCACGGGCGATGTCTCCCTGCAGGTCGTCGGCCACGTTGATATTCAGGGCGGCCGTATCTTCCGCGTCGGCTTGGCGGGACAGATCGTCCGCCTTCGCCGACAGGTCCTGGAGAAACTGACGGTACCGAATCGCCAGCGGCGAGGCCGGGACAGATCGGGCGGTGCCGGCCAGCTGCCGGAACGCCTGGTTGCCAGAAAGAACCTCCGGCGGCACCGATTCGGGCGCAACGCCCAGCTCCTGAAATGACCGGGTCAGATCAGGCTGTGGGCGCACCTCTTCAGCCACCGCCCGGGCTGCCCTCCGGCGCGCACCACCGCCCAGAATGCGGTCATTACTGGCGGCCTCGACACCGGCAGCAAGATCCTCAATGCCGGCCGACGCCGGCGGCGCATCGGCGCCACGGGCAGCCTGCGACCCACGCACCGCCCGGGTGGCGGGCACCAAAGACGCAATGGCGTCGGGCATGGTGCTGCCAGCGGCATAAGCCATTGCCGCGGCTTTCGAATTCGGATCAGCACCGGCCGCCCGGGCAAGCTCCGCTCCGCCGGTGCCCATGATCCCTTGCAGGGCCTCCCATCCACGGCCGGCCAGCTCCATATTGCGGAGCGCCGCCTGGGCGCCATTCATGCGCGGCTCGTATGACATGGCCCCAGCGATACGATCGACGTTCTCCGCGCCCTTCTCGGCGCCATCGGTGGCCGCCCCGTAGATACCGCCGTAACCGCCAGCCACTTGGCCAGCCAGGCCGCCGCCCAGGGTCGCCAAGGCCTCGATGGCGGTGGCGGGCGGCGAGTTTTCGAGGAACCGCCGGAAGCCTTCGCCGACGCTATCGGCGGAACCCACATCCATGGCCATATCAATGCCAGGAATGTACTTGCGGAGGGTGTCGGCGGCGGCCCCCAGCAATCCCTGGTCCTGCTCGGTAGCGGCGGTCGGCGGCCGCTGGTCCTGCGCGCCGCCGGCGGCGGCCTGGGGCTGGCTGTCGGGCGCCCCGCCGCCCTGCATGTCCTGCTCCGCCTTGCGGATGGCGCTCTTGATCGCCTCCGGCGGAGTGCCGTCCGGGAACTCCAGCTCACCGAGGGTTGGGTGCTCCACGATCATCGTACGGGCTCCAGTTGGCCGGTTTCAGGGTTGTAGCGCAGCCGGGAAGGCTGTCCGCCGCCTTGCGGCGGGGTCTCAGATGCTGGTGCAGACTGACCGCCGGGCCGGTCTCCGTACTGCTCCTCGAACGACCGCTCAATGGCGCCCCGGAAGTTATCGTAGTGGTAGCGGATCTGCTGCAGGTTCTGCCGCAGCTGCTCCGGAGACTGGTCCGTATCCAGATTCTGGATGGCCGAATTGAGCAGGCGCAGCTCCATCTCGGACACCTGGCCCAAGGCGCCGCCGGTGGGCGACTGGTCGCGCATCTGCTGGAGCCGGTCAAAGCCCAGGTTCGCCTTGATGGTGTCGATGGTGGCGCGCAGGTCGCGGGCCGGGGTACCCGGCACGAAGCCGGTAAGCGCCCCGCCGGCGCCGGCGGTTGCCCAGTTCACGTTGCCGATAGCACGGTCCACGTTGTCCATCACGGAATCGATCTGGCTGAACTGCTGGCGCACCTTGGAACGGGCAAGCGGTTCCTGGCGGTCTTTATTCACCCGGTCCCGGGCGCGCTCCTGAGCCTCAACCGTGGCGCCGGCGGCGCCGACATCGGCATAGCGGGCTGTGTTGGCGTCAGAGGGCGCGGTTTGGCCCACGTCACCGCCGACGCGCAGAAACTGGCCGGAGCGCGGGTTAAACACATACGGCTGATCGCCATAGCGTTCGGTCTGGAACTTGCCCTCGACCTGCTGATCGGTCACCACGGTGCGCCCGTCGCGGGTCACATAGCCCAGCTTCCCGTCGTTGGTGCGGAAGGTGGACTGCACGTTGGTGTTGCCCTGGCCGCCCATGGACGCCATGGCCGCGATATTCCGGTAGGCGTTCGGATCGAACTGCTCCGGCAGCACGGCGTCCTCGGGGTCCATTTCGATGGCGCGCTGGCGGGCGGCGGACCACCTCTGGTTCCGCTGTTCCGGCGGCAACTGATCGAAGTCCTCGCCCAGCGTGCGGAGGAACAGCTGCGACTCGTAGGCGGCCTGCTCACGGTCGGCATCCGTCAGCTTCATGTCGCCCATCTGGGTCTGCTGCTGGGTCTGCTGGACCTGGTCATCCATGGTCAGATCCGCAAGCCGGTTCTGCTGCCCCTGGGCCTCATTGCGCAGCTGGGCGCCCTCCACCTTCAGAGGGGCCATCATTTCCAGCAGTTCGTTACGCTGGCGCGCCCCTTGAATCTGGGCCGCATCGCCGTAGACCTGCCCGAGGTCGATCATTCGCATCTGTGCCATGGTTTATCCGCCTCCACCACCGCCGAGCATGCTGTACAGCAGGGCGTTACTGCCGAGCTGGTTCGCCACGTTGCCCATCTGGGTGTAATAGTTGGCCTGGTTGTTGCCCTGCTGCATGTACAGATTGGCCAGGTTATTGGCGCCCTGGGCCTGCTGCCCGACCTGTCCGCTCACCGAGTTGAAGCCCATCTGCATGAGATTGGCGAGCTGGTTCTGCTGGTTGTTGTAGGCGTTCATGTCCCGGCTGTAGGCCGCCTGCCCCTCCTGAGACGCCATGCCCTGGGCGTAGCCGGTGAGGTCTTTCAGCGTGGCGCCAGACAGCAGATTGCCGCGGGCCGCCGCGCTGTTCTCGAGCGTGTTCTGGCCCTGCTCCAGGCGGAACTGGTAGCCCGGATCGTCGGCCAGGGTGGCCAGGGTGTTCTCGTAGGTGGGCTGGTTGCCGATGTTGCCCTGGTAGTCGGTCAGGGCCTGCTCGCCGGCTTCGCGGTACGGGCGGTACAGGTTCGAGGCGCGGCGCATCTGCTCATACTGCAGGGCGATGGCCCGCTTGCTGGCGTCCTCTTGAGCGTCGGCGCCTTTGCTCGCGCCCCACGCGGAGGCGGCCGCGCCAACGCCGGCTGCTACCAATCCAATCATGATCGTATCCTCACGGGGTTTCGAGGGCCTGAACGCGCTGTTCCAGGTCCTCAATGGCGGTCTGCTGTTCTTTGATGGTTCGCTGCTGCTGGTTCACCAGGGCGGTGAAGGTGGCAACGAACTCAAACCAAACGGGGTCCATGTAGGCGTCCGGCTGGCTCTCCACCAGGGGCGCCCGCTGGTCGGGGTTCTCAAGAGACATCGGCGTTCAGGCCTATCACGGTGACGGGTTTTGCTTGCGTGACCCGGAAACGGGCCGCGACCTGTCGGAATTGGCCCAGGCGGCGCCAGATCACCCGGGCGTCGTACTTGCCGACCTGCTGGAGATCGCGCCACTTCTCTTCGCCCCAGGTGTAGCCGTTGTCCCGGGAAAGCCGCAGCATCACGTGGCTTTTCACGACCGGCGAGTCGTCGTAATTCACCAGGGGCTGGCCGATGGGCTCCCCGGCGGTCATGTGGTCGGGCACGCCGCCCGGATACGGCGGGAGCGGCTTGATGTCGCCCACACCGGTACGGCAGATCAGCTCCATGCGTGTCAGCCGGCGCCGCTCATGGCGGGCCGGATCGGTGATGTGGGGCGTGGTGAACTCGGAGAAGTCCGGCGCCTGAGCGTGCGTCAGCTCCCACACAATCCCGGCCTGAGCGTCGCCCACCAGCGTCTTGCCGAACGCCACGGCGCTGAATGAGGCCCGGTGCCGGCCCTCCGCCTCATCGATCCCGCTGCGCTTCTCGAACCAGATCGGCTCGCCGAGGCGCTGGGATTCGGTGAGGTCGTAGCAGAACGTCCTGTCGTAGGCTGGGCTGCTGACCTCGTACACGGCGTGGCCGTCCAGGGTGTAGCAGAAGCCCTCCGCGTCCCGCCATTCGCTGGTGGCGGCCTCCACGTTGGCCGTGCTGATCCGCATGGGCTGGTAACCGGACATCGCCCGGAATGAGCCGTCAGAGGCGTGGTAGAAGATGACGTTGTCCGTCTCCGCCACCGATGCCCGGGACCGCAGGCCCATGCGCTGGCCCGAACCAGGGATCGGCGAGAAGCCGGCCTCCGACGGGCGCCAGAACTCGGTGGTCTGGCTACCGAACACCGTCGCGGTCTGCCCCCGGCCGTACACGGCGATCACCGGATCAGGCAGCAGCTCCGCCGTGGCGAAGTCCAAGCCGTTCCAGTTGGTGCCGTCGTACTGCTCGGACCAGCAGAATTTGCCCTGACTTTCGGCGTCCTCCACCACGAAGCGGCCGGCGACGAACGCCGAGGTGTAGGCCGTGGGGTACGCCTCATCGGTAATCGGGATCACTTCTTCGGTCAGGACGTTGAAGATGAAGCCCGCCTCGCCGGCGGCCAGGTGAATCTCGGTGCCGTTGGTGCTGATGCCCACCGGCCCAGACCCGTCGATGTAGGTGAACTCGTCCACCGTCAGGTCCGCATTGATGCGGTACAGCACCGGGCCAGCCACCACATACAGCAGGCCGCGCACCTCGATCATGCCGCGCACACGGCGGGAGCCGCCCACGCCCACGAACTCGCGCAGCCCCGGGCAGGACCGCAACACGTACTGGCTTCGGCCGCGCGGGGTGGCCTCCGGCTGCATATTGATGACGTTCTCAACGCTGACCGTCCTCTCGGGATGGGCGTTGAATGTCAGGCCGATGGGGAATTGCATCAGTAGTCGGTCACCGGAATGTCGCGGGGATCAGAGGGCTGCGAAGACAGCGCGATCAACTCACGCTCCGCCGCGGCGCCTCGGGCGAACACTTCCTGGCTGGACGCGCCGAAATCCGCGCTGACCTTGCCCGCCATGTAGTTGACCCAGGCGTCCTGGCAGCGCACCGGCACATCGTCCAGCGGCCAATCAATCAGGCCCAGGTCCAGCATGGAGGCGTGCGCGCTGCGCATCGTCTTCACGATGTCCTGGGCCTCTTTGGCCTCCGGGCTTTCGTCCGCGTCCAGGATGCCCAGGCGCTTCATGACGCGCTCGGCCAGTTCAGTCGGCGTTGGCATTCTTCATGGCCTCATCGACCTGCTTGATCAGGGTTTTCAGGCCCTTGCGCTTGTCGAGTTCCAGCTTCAGGTTCTCGCGCGCCCAGGCTTCCAGCTTGTCTTTGCTGTCAGTCGGGAACGGGTATTCTTTCTCGGGCGGTTTGGGCGCCTGATCCTCGACCTCAAAAAATCGGTTGCCGCGCAGCTTGCGCAGGCGGGGGCCGTCATAATCCACGGCTTTGCCGGGCTCGAACGCCACGCCGTCAAACTCCACGGCTTTGGATTCGCCCCGATAGATGACTTTCGTCATGTCCAGCTCCAGAAGAAAAAGGGCCCCGAAGGGCCCTGGAAGGGTTTAAGCGTCGGCGACGCCGGCGACGTAGGTGGTCACCACGCCCCAGTCCTTGGCGTTCGCGGTGCCCTGGGCGTACTGCAGCTTCTCGACGCCGCGCATCTCCATGAAGCCCACGCCGTAGCGGAATCCGTAGTCGTCTTCCTTACGGGTGGTGGACTTGGTGCGCATGGCCCAGGCTGCTGCAAGCGCCTGTGCGCCGCAGAGGTAGCAAGGGGCTACGTCGATGGCCGGAGTGCCGGCGCCAACGCCAGAGATAACGCCGATTTCCGGGATCTCGCGCACGATCACGCCATCCCAGTGAATCGAGGTCGGGCCGCTGAACAGCGGGTTGTCCTTCCCGGCCTGCATGGCGTCGTTCCAGAACTTGTTGGTCACCATCCAGTTGCGCAGGTCGCGGAACGCCTTGGTGTTGACGAACATCACGAAGGTTTCCATGTCCTCGCCGTAGCGGAACGGGCGGATACCATCGCCGTTCACGGTCACCGCGTCCTGAGCGGTGCGCTTGGCCAGGGACACCAGGTCACCGGTCAGCTTGTCGTCGGTGGCGTCGATGTTCGCCAGAGACGCCGCGTGATCGCTCGCCACGAAGTTGCCCGCCTCGGCGCCGTAAAGCACCCGGTCGCTGTTGCCGTCGTGCCAGGTGTTCTTCTGACCGGTGGTTGCGGTGCCGTAAGCTACGCCGTTGATGCTGCCCAGCGCGCCGATGATGTCGTTACGCAGGTAGCGCATCTGCAGGTCGCGCAGGGCGACTTTGCCGGCGTTACGGATGTTGATCGGCGACGCCTGCTCTTCCTCGACGTTCACCAGGGTGGCGTCACGCACAACGCCCACCGGGATACGATGACCGTCGTTCGGCAGCGCCTTTTCATTGCCCACCAGATCGGAAGAGCCGGTGTTCGGGCCGCCGCTGGAATCCAGGGCGCCGACCAGGGGGATGGTGATCGCGTCGCCGCGCTTCTTGGTCAGGTCTTCTTTGACCTGGATGATGCTGTTTTCAGTGCTGCCCATGTACCGCTTAAAGCGGTTCGCGCGGACGTACTCGATGTGGGCTTTGTCGTCCCACTGTTTGACGCGGTTGGCAGTGCTGATCGTGGTTTCAGCCATGATAATTACCTCTCAGATTCGGAAAGCGGCCGGAGCCGCGCTGATTACTTCAGGATCTCGTCGAGAGGGGTTGGGCCGGCGTAGTCGTCGGACGTGAGTCCACCTTTTGAGGATGTCGAAGCCAGGGACGGATCGATGGCCGCCTCTTTGTCTGCCTTCTTCTTCTGCTCCGCTTCGATCTCCTTGCGCACCTTCGCTTCCACGTCTTTGCGCACGTCGGCTTCCAGCTTGGCCTTGTACGAATCCACGTCTTTCATGGCGTCGTACTCGGCAGCTTTGCGGGCCGTTTCGTAGGCAAATCGGGCAGGGTTGACGCTTTTCTGCAGCTCGGTGCGGAGCGCGGGGTTTTCCTGGGCCATTTCCATGAACCGGGCCTCCATGTCGTCGTAGTCCTCGTGCTGGCTACGCATGAATTCCTGGCTCAGCTCGACCTTTTGCTGGTACAGCCGGGCTTCGATCTGCTGCGACTGGTGCTGGGCGGCCTTCTCGGGATCTGCCCACCAATCCGGCGCCTGTTCCGGCTCCTTCTTGGATTCCAGGTCCCTCAAACGCTGTTCCAGCTCCTGACGCTTGCGCCGCTCATCGAGAACGGCTTTCTTGGTCCAGGGTTCATCCTCGGTGGTCTCGCTGGCTTTCGATTCCGGCGTCGAATCGTCTTTCTTTTCCTCGGCTTCCTCCGTCTCGGTTTCCTTGTCGGTCTCCGTTTCGGTGGTTTCCTCGGTCTCGCCCGTTTCCTGCTCCTTGGTTTCCTCGGCCTCTTCGGTCTCGGTTGCCTCGGGCAGGTCTTTGTCGCTCAGCATGTCTTCAAGACTCGTTTCGCTCATTTCCCTCTCCATCGCGACCGTCTAGCGCGTCGTCCGCTTTCCGCCCGCTCCCCGGCGTCGGGGCACAAAAAAGCCCGCTCAAGGCGGGCTCAGTCGTGCAGGTGATCTGCTTAGATGTTTATGTTTGGCGCCACGTCCGGGAATGCGCGAACCGTGGCGTTCTCGAGCCGCTTCTGGTCGGTCTCGATTCGGGTTTGCTCGATGTCGGCGGCGGTCTCTTCCACCTCCGCCTGGGTCTTCTGGATGTCGGCCTGCTTCTGGGCGAGTTCCAGCTGGGCCATCATTTGCTGCATTTGCTGCTGCATCTGCTGGACCTGGGCCATCATCTGGGCTTGCTGCGGGTCACCCTTCAGCTTGTCCATGATCGCGTCTTTGTTGCGCAGGCTGGACAGCTGCAGGATCAGCTCGAACGGCACTTCCTGCGGGCCGTAGACCTTGGCCAGCTCAGTCATCACCTCGAACTGCTCCTGCTGGACGGTCAGGGTGTCCGGCGCTTCGTCGATGATGATGTCCACGTCGATCTCGGCCACGTTGTTGCGCGTGGTGTACGGCTCATTCAGGCGCGGGTCCTGGATCTGGACCATTTGCTGCAGGGCCTGAGCGGCGCGTTCGTCGCCCTGCTCGGCTTGCTCCTGCAACTGCTCGCCGATGGTCACCGGCTGGTTCAGCCCCACCCACTTCAGGTTGTCTTCGTCGTCGGTGACCCGCACCCAGCGCTCTTCGTCCCAGAACTGCTTGATTCGCGCCCAGATTTGCCGGTAGCACCGCTTCTTCCAGTGCCGGTGAGCGTCCATCAGCGGGCCGATTTCCAGCTGGGCATTGTTCTGCAGGCTGCGGATGGCGCGGCCGCTCAGGTCCTGCTCATTGATGCCCTGGAGGATGTTCGAGGCGCCGCGGGCGTCCATCTCCTGCTTGGCTTCCCGGAGCAGGTCGGCTTGGCCGGCGGCCAGGTCGGTATTCGACTGGATCTGGGCGCGGCCATCCGCCAGCGTGCCGGACGGGAACTCCACTGCCCCGTCGGGCAGCTTGAGCTGTTCTGCCACCTTGCGGGCGTTCGGCACCGCACCCTGCTCATACCAAAGCTGCCGGGTGGACAGCATGTGCAGCGCCTTGGACCGGCGGTGGTTGATCTCGTCTTGCAGGCCCAGCATCGAGTGCACCAGGCCGTAACGCTCGCCGTCCCGGGTGATGTAGCCGTGCACCAGCTCAATCGGGCACATCGGGTCGCCGTATTCGTCCACCAGCGGTGACGGTTTGGCGTCCATCAGGAACAGTTGGTCGGTGAAGTGCGCGACGTGCCACGCGCCCTCATGGCGGAAGTAGTGCTGGCAGACCTTCACCCGCTTGCGCCGGCCGTCTACCCACTTCGGCTTGTCGTCGAACGTATCGCCGGCACTGCGTGAGGTTTGCAGCTCAGTGATCTGCTCCGCCTTCTTCGGGTACCGGCGCTTGGCCTCCGTCATGTCCATCCAGACGACGATGCCCAGGTACGAGGCGTCGCTGAAATCGCGCTTGCGGCTGTACGGGTCGTAATAGCAGCGGTCGAACGGAATGAAGTTGACCTCGATCTCCACCTGCCCGCGCTTCATCACTGGCTCGATGATGGCGCCGGCGTAGCCCTCGACGATCAGGCCCTGCTCGAACACCTCGGACGCCACCTGGTCGAACTCGGTGTTGTCGGCGACGTACCGCAGGGCATCGGTGACCGCGTCCGCCGCCTGTTCGTGGTCCTGCGTCCGAGGGAAGGCGCGCGGGTCGCTGCGCTGCTGGCGCTCCAGGCCAACCAGGAAATCGACCTTCGCCGGAATCTTCGGGATCACCAACGGCGCCTGCTTGCGGCGCTTCAGCTCTTCCAGCTGCTCGCCGGTCCACTGCTTGAGGTCGCGATAGTC